GTTATCAACTTAAACGATGGGCTACCTGCCCCGTTGATTAGGTTAGAACGGATACTTGTGATGTTCTTCCAAGCAGCGGCTTCTTTCGGAGTTCCGAGTTCTTCCAATACTTCATAGAACTTCTTCACATATTCGTATCCATCATCGCTGGACTTGGCATTTACGAAACGTTTGTAGAGTTGTTTGAAATATAAAGTTTGGCACTCGTTGAATCGACGAATCTGAGTTCCAGATAGTTTGGCTGACTCGGCGGCATCCAATTCTGCCTCGCCTTTGGTGCGTTGCTTTCCTCCAGCGGTAGGAGCATTGATGCGATACTGACCCATTCCGCGATACATATCTCCCATGAAGAACTGCATGAAGCTCATGCTTTCTGCTACTGGAAGCTGGAAGCGGTTCTGGATAAACTTCGCGCCATCTGGCATTACGCTGATTGGCAACCATTCCATCTGCTTCAACATCTTAGTTGCGTCTGGGCCTTGTCCTTCGATCATCAACATGGAGTTGAGGCGCACTGCATCAACCAATGAGTTCATGGTGAAGTCATACTGACGACAGGCGACGAATGCCGATTCCGCTTGGCTCTTGATGTCTTGGAAGAGTCCGCTACCAACCGAGTCGGTCAGCATATACATGATCTCATCCCATGAATTGAAGAGTCCAATCTTGAGCATCATAAACCCGTGTTGGCTTCTGACATCATCTTCGCTGATCTTACCTGCTCCTTTAATGTTGGAGTTAATGTAGTCAGAGATTGGTTGGTAGTCCTGAAGGATAATCGCCTTGCTGATCTTCCCGTCGAACTCCCTCCAGTATACTTCGTAGAGGTCAATCTTTTGGTTTACGGAAAGTGACCAGTTGAATCCTGCCTCGCTGATCGTGCGGAAGAAGTCTTCACGGGTCTTCCGGTGGTTGCTGAATGCACGATGGAATCGGATAGCATCAATAGCTGCGTCCACATTCCAGCCCATTGCTTCTGCCGCCGCACGATTCTCGATCTTCTTGTAGAGTTCGTATGGTGTCAGACGGACACGGCGAACAAACTCCTCAAGGTTGCAGAAGTCGATCCTAATGTCGTCTGGAAAGAGAAGGTCGGAGAGAAAGACGTGTTCCGGCATCCATCCCATAGGTGAATCCCACATTCCGATTCCTTTTCCATACAGCAACATTTCCTCAAGGTCTTGTTCTGTATTGTAGAGGTATCCGGGCCATTCGCGGATTGCTTGATCGAATGCGATGGAAATGTTTTCGGAATTAACGAGTCGTTCTTTTTCATTTCCATACTTTGTCTTGATCGTGCAGCAAGCCTGCCGTTCTGTAATGACATCGTAGTAACTGGACTTCTGGTTATCAACGATAAACCCAAGTTGTCCGTAGTTCACATCAGACTGCCAAGGAAGACGCTTCTCGGCAAGTTTGCTGTAACCTGTAGGCGGGAACATCTTATAAGCCTTATAGATACGCAAGCGTTTATTCTCGCGTCCGATGTTGGCAAGGCGAAGATGATTTGCTATGTTCCAGCAATGATTCGCGTTGGAGATTCGTGTTTCGGGTGGCTTGCCGTCTTGATCTAAAACTGCAAGGGAAAATGAGTCGTTACCGATTGAAAGCATATTTTATATTTCTGCCCATCTAAGGGAGTTTTTTGAGTTTTTTTTAAGATTTAATTTTGCTGGCAATACTTGCAAATTTGAAGGAATATGCAATCCCCCTTTTGAAATTGGAATTACATGGTCAACATGAAACTGTATTCCTAATCTTTTTTCAAGTCTTATTCTTTGCAGGTATATTGTTTCAATAATCAGTTTTTGATTATGGGTTAAATCTGGAGTATTATTTTTTTTGGTTGCCCTACGCTTTGCACTTCCTTTTCTTAAAAGCAATTTATATCTGTCTTGGTTTTCTTTTTTCCATTTTTCCAAATTTTCTTTAGCCTTTATTGGATTTCTTTTATTCCAAGACCTTGCATTTTCTCTATGTTTGTCTGGGTTTTTCTTTTTTTGAAGGCGATCCCTTTCTCTAAACAAATCAATATTGTTTAATCGAGCAAGTTTTCTTTGTTCAAGTTTTTTAACCCTGTTTTTAGAATACCAATCTCTTTCGTATTCTCTACGAAGATTTAGATTTTTACCTCTATTTTCAACAGACCATTCATTCTGTCGTTTTTTAAGTTCACAAAATTTTTCTTTAGTAACCCAATATCCTTGTTTGCGAATTAAAGCCCAAAACACCATCCCATCCTCGCGGACATCCCCTCGTTTATGCTTGATGATGGTTTCCATTTTTATCGTTTACGATAATGAATTCAAGGCATTTCTTCGTTTGTTACACGAACTACATCCGCGAGCTTTATGCTCAAGTTTAGTTCCTAAAACCTTGTCAGTAGTTTTAGCTACTGTGTGAATAACCTGTGCAATCTTATCTCCGAGTCCATCGCTATACCAGCAACGATCACTTGGTTGGCGTTGGCAGATTTGATCTTCGACCATCTGCTCAATGTTAGCAGGGAGTTCAACCCCGTTGGAACGATAGTCTTTCTGGATGTTCTGCATTAACCCACTCCATGTGCTTCCGTAAACAATCGCTGGAAATGTGAGTTTATCGCGCTTGATCTCATACTTCCAGTAAAAGCCACCAACTGGAGCGAGGTTTTTGTTTTTCAGTTTCATCTTGCCTTTGGTCGGAAAATATATTTTCTTATTGATATGTCAAGAGTTTTTTCTTCAAACAAAGGTATTCGTCGTTACGGAATTCAATTCCCAGAAAACATGGATGATCTTGGTATTGAGTTATACTGCTACGCTATAAGCCGAGGCGAGTATGGAAAAGATTATTGCACCAAACAAAATATAAATCTGTCAGATTTTAAATTACTCTCACCGCACGAACACTTCATCAATGCCGTCAAACTCCAATGGCCGACTGAAGTTTCTATCGTCAATCGTGGTTACACCAATACTCAATTGCTTAGGACGTTGGAAGAACTTTGTAATAATCAAGACATCTGCTTGGCTGGAGCTGCCTCGATGGGTAAATCCTTTCCTGTTGGATTGTGGGTTTATCTTGATTGGTGTGCTGCACCGCATTGCACTTCGTCTTGGGTTGCTACTACTACATTGGGCGCGTCCGAGGATCGTATCTGGGGTATCATCTCCAAGCTCTGGAAGTGCGCCCGTATTCAGTTTGGTAAGCTCATCGACTATCGACATATGATTGTGTGGGGTGGCGCATCCAACGATGAGGATAAAGATTATCGTAATGCGATAAAAGCTCTCGCGTTTCAATCTGGTAACGAAGGTCAGAAGGCTATTGATACCACCCGTGGTCGTAAAAATGATCGGATTAGGTTAGCCCTTGATGAATTGCCAGAAATGGAGTTAGGCGCGATTACTGCCAAGGTCAACTTATCCGCTAACAATGATATAACTTTTATCGGTATCGGAAACCCATCTGGTGGCGACAATCCTCACACTCGTTGGGCAATGCCAAAAGGTGCATCTAACTTTGATACAGTCAGTCCAGATATGGATAAGTGGGAGACTGAGACTGGAGTTTGCTTGTTCTACAATGGTATGCGTAGCCCAAACTTTGCTGCGCCTGCCAATGAACCTTCTCCGTTTCCCTTCCTAATGGATCGCAAGAAACAGGAAATCATGCTCAAGCAGTGCTATGGAGATGAGAATGCAATTGACTATGTGCGTAACGCTATCGGTTGGTGGCCGAAATCAGGATTTGCTCAGACCATTCTTACTGCTGATTTGATTCGTAATGCGGATACCAACGAAGAACCACTATGGGATTCTGAAGGATTTACTAAAGTAGCAGGATTCGATACCGCATTTACAATTGGCGGGGATAGGTGCGTTCTTACTATCGCTAAGTTAGGGTTCGTGCGCGGGACTCGCAATCGTGTTATGTGGCTTGAGAGTCAGAAGGTAATCCAACTATCTGCTAACGCCGCTGCTGAGTTTGAAATCCAACTTGCTACTGAAGTTGTTGAGTTGTGTCGTGCGGCTGGCGTTCAACCATCTAAGTTTGGCATGGACGTGTCTGGTGATGGTGGTCGAGTCGGGCAGGCTATCATTCGTGAATGGCTACGCTTTGACGCTTCTGGAGCCGCTATCGCTCTTATCTCATCTATGGGTAAACCTACTGACCGGATCGCGGCAGAGGTTGATAAACGCCCGTGTAAGGATGTTTACGATAGACTTGTTTCTGAATACTACTACTCAGCTTATCATGCTTTCAAGAGTCGTGTTCTCTTTGGAATCGACACTGCTTCTGATTTGGCGCGGGAACTTTGTTTGCGCCGATACACGATCAAGTCCAAGAAGATTGCCATTGAGACTAAAGATGAGCTTAAAGGAAGAACGGGATACTCGCCCGACTTGAGCGATAGCTTAATCTATGCCCTTGAAATGGCGCGGCGTAATGGACTCGTTTTTATCGGTAACGATAAACCAGTTCCAACTAACCGATTTTGGGCTCGGGATGAGGTATCAATTGATACCACCCCAGACGATGATTACGGATCAGACGATAACGGAGATTGGTAAAGGGTGGCCGGGTTAACTCAGCATTATCGGTAAGGGCGTTTAAAAGCGCACCGACCTCATCCGCCGACCATATAAAATTTAATACTGGGCCAAGGCGTTACTCTTGGTCATGGTTTCAGTGACGGCCCCATGTATTGCCGCTTGGTTGTTGATGCCATATAAGGCGCGTAATTTATTGAGGAAGTTACGCTCACCGCATGACTCCATGCTTCCCAGTAAAATAAATGCAGGAACGGGCGTGCACTCCCTTTTCAGATGTGGGCTTTCTGGAGTCTAGGAGGATCATTCCCCGCCCATCCAGCCGCTCACCTGTCATACCGCTACGCAATAGAGGAAGGTTAAAGACGGCAGTAAGTAGACCACCTGCCTGCAAAATTGTTTCAAAGATCAATCAAGAATTCCTTCAAGTTCCAAAGTATTCGCTACTTCTTCTGGAACTACAATACGAATCATTTTTTCTCCGTCAAGATGTCCAAGAATCTCATGCAGTCGAATATCACTCTTCTTCACCCAACATTGATTGAATTTCTGACGAAACAGAATCTTCTCCGGTGTATTGCTTACTTCAGTTCCCTCGCAGATAATGCGGGATTCAAACGTATTATTTGTAGTCATAAATTATGTATCCATTCTCTCTCGCCCAACCTACTTCGTGGTGGCAGCGGTTGTGGCAGGCGCGACAAAGAACCATGAATGAGGACTTGTCACATAGGAACTTGCCCCTTCCTTTCTTATGGTGAAGGTCTGTTCCTTGCCCATTACATATCTCACACTGGTAGTTTTTTTCTTCAAAGTATTCTGCTTTGACTTTTTCGTAATCGACATTCTTTACTCTTCTGGAGTTGGAGACTGATCTGAGCTTTCCCCCTCGCTTTTTGAATCCTGTTTTCTGTAAGGGCGTTTTTCTTTGTAACATAGGGCGATTACTTTTTCGACTTGTTCTTTCTTTAGGATACTCTTGGAGTTTACTTCAATCTGGTTGACCAGTGATCCTGTCACGCCGATCTTGTCTCCAAGTTCACGGACAGTCAATTTCAGCAATCTCCTTGTTTCACGAAGTTGGCTAGCGAAAGTCTTTCGTCCAAGAGAACGGATCGTGCGTGATTGCTCGTAGGCACTCATGCAGGATTCATAAGCAGTTTCTAATGGATGTTTCATTTCCATAAAAAATAAACCAAGACTATTGACAAGTCAATACTTTTTTGATACTTTGGTTGCTTATGGATAACACTAACGAAATGAACAACAACGCAGAAAAATTACTGATGGGAGTAAGGCAAACTGTCATGGTAACAAACCTATCTTTAGCCGCCGCGCTTGAGACTCCTTTCATGGCTACCTACGAAAGTGATGAAGGCATTTTGGTCATGGCACTCAGAACTAACAATACCGCGATCATGGCCGCAACTGCCAACGATAGTAATA